ATTTAAAGCTGGTCCTATTTTATTTTCAGTCTGGGCCCCGGTAATGTCATTCGTAGAAGGGAATAAGATAAAATTCTGAGCTACCAGCCAAGCTAATCTTCCGACAGTAGTGGTAGGTAGGAACTCACCGTCTGAGTAGTCATACTCAACGATTTCTGGGTCTATTGTTGTCCCCAGTGAATATTGGTAAGAGTTATTTACGACCCATGCAGAATAAGTCTTTGCTGAAGAAATTTTTCCAGCTACAAAAGCACTGGGGATATCTGCTGAAGATCCAATCACTATATTTTCAAGGACTACGAATAATTGATTATTGAAGAACACAATGTCCCCCAAACTGTATCTACCGGCAGTGAGTAACTTTATTTGCTTTAAAGCAAGATTACCGTACACAGTTTGGTCGAATTTGTTCGTTGAATAGGGGCTATACGCTACTTCTACTGGGTAGTATGATGGGTTAGGGTTATTAACTACAATGAGATCATCACTGTTTAAAATGGTATTTACGGGTTCAAAATCATATACATTAGTATAAATAGCAGCGTCTTTACTCAGAAGGACAGGGGTATTGTAAGCTGCGGAGTAGTTAATTTGAGGGTCTTTGAACCTGCTGATAGAATCAAAAGTATTATAAAAAGCGGCATCAACATCACTTACGGCTGGGTTCGTATCAGTTGGGAAAACATTTCCAGGGGTCAATACTGTGGAGAGCCTATCCCTAAAATTCAAAGTTACAGGCTGATAATTAGACCCATAGATACCATTGGCATCAACTTCAAGAGTGATGTTATATTGAGTTTGACTTAGAGTAATGGGGTACAAGTGGGCTTGATTTTCAATAGGGATCGAAAAGTTAATTACATTCTGACCCCTTCTTATTTGGTCATCTGTTAATTCTATACCATTGGGCCCAAGCACAAAGAAAGAAACTTGTCCATTGGGCTTCGTAAAATCAGACAGATAATTATAGCCTAATCTACTACTTCTATTGGGTTGAACAGAAGTCAGAGTCCCTAAACCAAACATATCTATGAAGAAGTTCTCCCAGTCTGCCTGGCTAACGGGATTCCTGCGTCTGATTAGGGAGAAAAACCTTTCTTGGACTTGAGCATATGTTTCTACATCACTGCCTCCTACCGCAGGTTCTGGGTTAGTTGCTACGGTGCTAGCTTCCCCGAGGTCCGGGGGGCCGGTAATTGAATTAGCCGGGACATTATAGATGTTACCTACAAATTTAGAATAGACAGGGATTTCAACTTCGGTCTTACCGGCAGGTATTGTAACGCTGTACGAGCTTATATATTCAAATCCTTGGCCGCCGGATAATTGGGGGTTGGATGTAAATACAGACCCGGATGGTACCGACAAGTCTGAATTTCTTGGTGCTATTGACAACCTAACCAAAGCTGTAGCAGGGGTACCTAGTCTCCTTAGGGCGCCTAAAAATGGGCCTATCCATTCGATGAGAATCTTGTTTGGTAGTTGATTAGCCCAAAATAAAAATTCACCTTGAGAAAAAGCCTGCCCCTCTAAAAGAACCGCAAGGGGATTCCCTGCACTGAAGTCATTGAGGGTTTTGTTAGACGCCTCGTATACTTTTTGCGCTGCATCTTGAACTAATTGTGCCTCGTTCCTTGGGTCTATTGAAACCGAGGGGAGGGGAGCATATCTTGGCATTTAATCCTCTAATCAGTATTCGCCGTTGTCAATAACAGAACCGCCAGCCATCTCAGCTAATATTTTTTTAGTAATCAAATCAGCATCATCCAATGACCCGAACTTTTGAGCTACTGACGGGGTAGGTGTCCCATTAGCGTAATTATATTTATTGTTTGTCGTATAACTTCTAGGGGCATTTTCTTTGATATTTTCAGGGTTGACATTATTATTATTTTCATCTAACAAAGTAGGGAAACCAAACCACCATTTACCTAGGGTAACTTTATTGCCGGTGATAGGGGCTCCAGAAATGAATTCATTTAAGCTAGATAGCGTAGGCTGGTTGGTACCTAAAGTCATGTACCGATTATCCAATCCATTCGGACCAGCCGTAACCAGGGAGTTCAATCCGAGGGGGTCATAGTGCCAATCTAAATCTTGGCCATCGAAAAATATTTGTTTTGCTCCGTTCAACCATGCACTGGTTACAATGACAGCGGAACTGTAAGTTGTCTTTGCCATTATCCGTTGGTAATCCTGTTATGTATGTTTTACCCTGCCTACAAAAAAGCCCCCTTTCGGGGGCAATTATTGAACCACAAAATCAAGTTCTGTCCCAAATATTGACGGTCAGTTCCACTTCAATTTCCTGGACGTTTCCGCTGTCGCGATCAACGTTGGCAGTAGTGATTGATAGGAATTTACAACCGTAGCAGGTGTACGCGCCACCGGCTGGAGCAGATCCTGTACCAGTACAGTCCCTAGGGGTTACTGTAACGGTAACATCTTGACAATTGTAGTTTAACCAGAAGTTCTCTAATTGCTTGAAGATCGTAGGATCATACGGAGCAGTAAGAGTAACATTATCTGCAGTTCGTGGGCCAACGACATGGTACTTTCGGTTTCCAGTGCCATTGGCGTATTCGCTCTTTTCGGAAGAATCTTTGATACCACTGAATTTTGTGAAAACAGCGATTAAAGACACCCCGTTGGGAGCTACGAACGATACCTCGTATTGCGACTTTGTTAAAGGTCTGAGAATTGCCATGGGATCACCTCTTTATTTCCTATCCTTATCAGGACAAGATGTTGGTGATCATAGCTCCAGAACCGGTAAGACCAGATGCACCGAGGCCAACCAAGTTAACCACACGTTCGATGGTGATTTCAGCACGCACGACACGGCGTTCGCGAATGTAGTACTCCAATTTGTTATCGTAAAGGCTCTTTATCCCTTGCTTCTGCATGTTTCTATGCAGTTCAGACTATATCATCGTTTTGTAAACAAAACGTCAGGCGCTCGTGGATTGTTCACCTGTTCTAGGCTACTTAATCTAGTCGTTGAACCTTGCTTTTATCCCTAAAAGCCTTGGCTGCTGATTGCCTTGTGTTTCAAGGAATTCACTCCTGAAACCGTCAGGTTTCCCAGCAATTCACCTAATTTCTTTTTATGTCAGACCCCAGTAGTTAAGGACGGACAGCGGGTGTTCCTGTGAGTTGATCATTTTTGTTAGCGTAAAGGTTATTTATCCTTCACTTCTTTACATTTCTGCAAAGATCAGACTATATCTTCTTCCTTGCCTTGTGTTAAAGCTAAGGAGTAGGGCGCTCGTGGAGTTTTCATCTGTTCTAGATTACTAACTCTAGTCGTTGAACGTTCGTTTTCTCCCGAAAACGCTTCGCTGCTGATTACCATAGCGTCAAACTTTCGTTTGAAGCCGTAGGCTTCCCAGCAATTCACCCCATTGATCTGCGGATCAGGCAGATAATTTGACGTTACCGTCAAACCACGCATTCAACTCGTTTGAAAGAAACGATGTTATTAACATACGTGTCGATTATGTTATCGTAAGGCTCTTTATCCTTACTTCTGCATGTTTCCATGCAGTCCAGACTATATCATCTTATTGTTTCTTTTAGTTCGTATCACTGATTCCCTTATTTTAACCTTTTGCTCCTCTGACATCTTGTCATTCCCGTTTTTTCTACGGGTTTCCCAAGCTCTTTTTGCAGCTTCCACTGCTTTGGGGGTCTTGGTTCCAGCTGGACCACAGTTATAGGGCTTCCAGCCGGAGGCAATAAGCTTCTTTTTACTTTCACTTTGCTTCTTACGAGTTTCTTCGGAAGCAACAGGGTTTCTTTTGTACTGGTCTAAGAACCGGGTGGTTCTAATAGTTCCGGTACTATCCCTAAGCGTTCTACACACGGCCCAAGCATCTTTGTAGTGCCGGGTAGCTTTGTACAGAAGCAAGTGAGCTATAGCATGCTCTCTAGGAGTTAAAGGTACAAGGTTGACAGGGTGGTCCCACTTTTTATAGTGTTTAGGCAATATGTGATGCCTATGGAACCCTTTCTTTTTACAAGTCCAGTTTCTTATAGACTTATAGTGAAGAACTAATTTAATATACCGTCTACCATAATGGTTATCGGGTATCCAACAATAAGGAAGGCTTTCGTGGAGATTTTCTATCAGGGTTAAGAGCATCTCTAGTCGTTGAACGTTTGCAAACAAGTTTTACCCTTTGTTTACACTTCGCTGCTGATTGCCCAATCTTAAGAAGTTTTTAACTATCACGATTACCCTTTCAGGTTGCGTTGTAGTCTCTTAAGCTCTAAGGGGTTTCCAGCAATTAACCTTCTTTTACTTGCGCTACACAGTTTCTTGTGAATGAAACAATGTTATTCAACGCAAAAGCAGGAGTCGCAGCATTAGCACCACCCGCAGGCATGATCGAATCAGAAGGGCCGTTGGGGCTGTAGAACAGGAGGATGCCATTGGCGGGGAAGACAGGCTGCAAGGAGCCGTCGTTGGCCAAATAACGCCCTTCAGCTACGCGCAGGCCACGCTCAAGACCGAAGTAGCGAGCGATGACATCTGTGTCGATGCTATTGGCGGAGGTGTATTTGATACGATCAAGGATCGCTTCGTTGGTCAGCAAGAGGTCGAAAACCGAAGTTCCAAGAACAGCGGAGTTCGGACGAATGCCGATCTGGTTGGCAACAGCACGCTTCAGAGTCAGGATGTCCTCAATGGGATTAGAGGTTGCACCAGACCATGCGGCAGGGCCAGTGGCTGTGCCATAAGCGGTGTTGAAGGCGGTCCAGGTTGTAAAACCAAGACCAGTTTGTGAGCCAGGAGTCCCATTGTAGGGCTCGTATGGATTGTAGCTGCCAGTCACTGAAACAGCTTGAGCAACGGTGTACTCGTAGCTGTTCATTCATTATGTTATCGCGAGGGCTCTTTATCCCTTGCTTCTGCATGTTTCTATGCAGTTCAGACTATATCATCGTTTTGTAAACAAAACGTCAGGCGCTCGTGGATGGGTTATTATTTTCGGTATTCACCATCTAGTCGTTGAACCTTTTGACTACAACTCTATTATAGCATAGAGTCCGAAATAGTCAACTTGGCTGCTGATTGCCTTGTGTTTCAGAGAAGCCACTCCTGAAACCGTCAGGGTTCCCAGCAATTCACCCAATTTTCTAAATGAGATTAATCTCATAGGGCCAATGTGTTTAGCCTAGACATCGCATTGCGAGTCTCGATGGCGCGTAGCATTTGTTAACTCAGCGGCTCTTTATCCACTGATTCATTACCTTGTCGTTGGTAATGTTCAGACTATATCATAGCATTGAAAAAGTTTTCCAGTCTTGGTCCTCGTCTGGTATCCACTTATTCCCCTCTGGACAGAGGGATTTAAGGTCTCCATTAAAGGCTTTGACGATATTTGACAAAGTTTGAGAGTTCGGGGTACCTGTAGCTTTGGCTAGCCTTAGGCAACCGCTACTTCCCACTTTTCTAGGGATAAATTGATAGTGAAAGTAAAGATAGTCTGCAATCTTCCAAAGGTCTCGGGTTTTACTTGACGCATTGTTATTATCCCAAGGTTTACAGACTAAGGATGGGTTATTTAGTCTCCCTCTCCCCCCGCATCCAACGGCAAACCTGTAATCTTCAGTAACGTAGGGTAATCCAGTTTTTCCCTTATTGTGGGGAACGGACCTACTGTTCATGAAATTTTTCCAAATACTTGGAAGATTTGTGGCTATGGATGTTTTATTTTTCCCCCTACCAAAATGGTCTAAAAATCTCTTTAAGGAATAAGATTTAAACAGACCTGACTTCACCAGTAAAAGATGAAGTATAAAGTGTTCCCTAAATGTAACCCCAACCGTCCAAATTACCAAATGGCTTCTCCACCCATCCGGCCAAATTTCTTTGGGTACAGGGTGATGGCACTCATATTGTTCTGGAAGTTGGCATCTTTTCTCAAATTTGTCGATTAAACTCCAATACCACTTTTCATATTTATTATGATAGTGGCACTCAATGCCCCGGGCGCTCGTGGATGGGTTATTATTTTCGGTATTCACCATCTAGTCGTTGAACCTTTTGACTACATTCCCATTATAGCATGGGGACCGAAATAGTCAACTTGGCTGCTGATTGCCCACGCGGGGGTTCCAGCAATTCACCCGGTTTATAGTGGACCTACGCTGCGATCGAAATCGTCCGTAAAAAATAATCCACTTGTGCAGGCAAAATGTTGTTACCGTACGGGCTCTTTATCCCATACTTCTCCATGTTTCCATGGAGTTCAGACTATATCTTTGCCCCACCGTTAAGCACGGTAAGACATCAGGCGCTCGTGGAGTTTTCATCTGTTCTAGATTACTAACTCTAGTCGTTGGACCTTGCTTTTATCCCTAAAAGCCTTGGCTGCTGATTGCCTCTTTTGCGTAGCAAAAGTAAGGTGTCCCAGCAATTCACCCAATTTTTAGTGACCTTTGTCACAAGGAAGGCCCTTACAACCTTCCCCTGCGTTTTCAATAACCTCTTCCAAGGTTGTTATCACAAAGGCTCTTTATCCTTTGCTTCTGTAAATTTACCATCTTTACAGTTCAGACTATATCACCGTCTATACCCTCCTATAAAGGTTAGTCAGACGTAAGGCGCTCGTGGAGTTTTCATCTGTTCTAGATTACTAACTCTAGTCGTTGAACGTTCGTTTTCTCCCGAAAACGCTTCGCTGCTGATTGGCCATTAAGTTGGAGGCTTTCCAGCAATTCACCCTATTATTCTTACCGCGCTAACTAGGCAACGGCAAGGCCCAAAGATTTAGGCAATTCCCATGCGACCACTTCCTGCTCCAGAGCGTAGGGCTCAGAGTCGTAACGGCTTTGGACGTAGGGGATGTTTGTCATTTGTTATCGCAAAGGCTCTTTATCCCTTGCTTCTACATGTTTCCATGTAGGTCAGACTATATCTTTGCCTTACATTCTTATGTAAGACATCAGGCGCTCGTGGAGTTTTCATCTGTTCTAGATTACTAACTCTAGTCGTTGAACCTTGCTTTTATCCCTAAAAGCCTTGGCTGCTGATTACCATAGCATCAAACTTTCGTTTGAAGCCGTAGGCTTCCCAGCAATTCACCCAATTTATTTACGGCACAAACTAATTACCGTAAGCACGACGGAAGTCGTTAATAGCAACACCATGTTATCGTAGAGACTCTTTATTCCCTACCTCTGCATGTTTCTATGCAGTTCAGACTATATCATCGTTTTGTAAACAAAACGTCGGGCGCTCGTGGACGAGTTATTGTTGTCGAAACTCATCGTCTAGTCGTTGAACCTTTCCACTACAGAAATCATAGTGATTCCTCGACGCAGTAGACTTGGCTGCTGATTTCCCTCGCCTTTACGTTAGGGGTTCCCAGCAATTCACCCAATTTTACAACAGCAAGCTATTTACTGTTCCTTACCGAATCTCAATATTCTACCAGCTCGGGTAGGTGTGTCCACAACTGGTGCGATAAACACTTGTTACCGTGAGAGAATTTATCACTCACTTCTTACAGTTTCCTGTAAGTTCAGACTATATCATCATCTTCCTTAAACGTTTTAACAACGGTTTTTAGAGATTGCCAAGTGTTACCTAATTTTGTTATCCTATGGAGCCTTCTGGCACCACACTTTCCGTTTTCTGCCCAGGCTCTATGCAAGACATCTAAGTTAGACCAAACTTCTTTATCTGCGCGAGGGTTATTAGCCCCCGTTCGATCTCTGTCTGGGTTATTAGCTGCTTGTATTGCAAACTGGATGGTAGGATTACTTATGGCTCTGTCTCTAAGTTTTTGTTTTGACTCTTCACTCCAAGCCCTATTTTTACATCTCTCTGCGCGAGCAGTTCTTTCTTCGTCAGACATTGGGACTTTCCTGGGCCTAGCTTTTCCTTTATTGGACTTGCTAATTTTGACTTTAGTTTCTTCGGAGTGCCCGTGGTGAGCCACCTTTTCGTAAACCCGTGAGTTCTTTGAAGACTTTTTGAAAGAGTTTATAGCTTTACCCAGTTTCTTCACGGAACTGAAAGCTAAAGCTAATAAACAATGGGATATATAGTGCTCTCTGTAGGTAAGTTTAACTAGGTTGGCTTCATCGTTTCCACCCTTCATGCACTTGGGCACTATGTGGTGAATATGGAAACCACCCTCTTTGACCAAACCTCTAGAGGGGCGAGAGTTAATAAACTTTACATACCGTTGGTAATGTAAGGGAGAGTCGGGCGCTCGTGGAAAGATTATTCTTGGGTCAGTCACTTTCTAGTCGTTGAACCTTTTTACTCATTGTTACCCCTATTATATCGGGTAACTGCCCAAAGTAAACTCGGCTGCTGATTGCCTTGTGTTCCAGAAAAGTAGATTCTGAAACCGTCAGGTATCCCAGCAATTCACCCGATTTTCAATCAGAGTTGCCTCTGAAGGGAACCTTATCGATTCGCAATGTTGGTAGACGGTAGCATGAAACCTTGCGCGAGGGTGGTGAGACATTTGTTAACGTAGAGGCTCTTTATCCCCTACCTCTCTTTGTTTCCAAAGAGTTCAGACTATATCACCGTTTTGTAAACAAAACGCCCGGCGCTCGTGGAGTTTTCATCTGTTCTAGATTACTAACTCTAGTCGTTGAACCTTGCTTTTATCCCTAAAAGCCTTGGCTGCTGATTACCATAGCGTCAAACTTTCGTTTGAAGCCGTAGGCTTCCCAGCAATTCACCGGATTTTCTTTGTTAAAAACAAAGCCACTCCTTTAAATGGGCAATATGTTATCGCAAAGGCTCTTTATCCCTTGCTTCTACATGTTTCCATGTAGGCCAGACTATATCATCATCCTTTAACTCCCATGCTGAGGAGTCAAGGAGCTGGGCGCTCGTGGATTGTTCACCTGTTCTAGGCTACTTAATCTAGTCGTTGAACGTTCCGTCAATCCCTTGACGGCTTCGCTGCTGATTGCCTCTTTTGCGTAGCAAAAGTAAGGTGTCCCAGCAATTCACCCAGTTTTCTGCCATCATTAAAATGACAGGGACCCTAATTAATCCACACCTGCGTAGGTCTGTTGTAGCATTATGTTATCGTAAAGGCTCTTTATCCTTCACTTCTTTACATTTCTGCAAAGATCAGACTATATCATCATCTTTGCCTAGGCAAAGAGTCGGGCGCTCGTGTCAGCTTCATTACTGTTCTAGTAGTATGCTGTTAGTCGTTGGACCTTGCTTTTATCCCTAAAAGCCTTGGCTGCTGATTACCATAGCATCAAACTTTCGTTTGAAGCCGTAGGGTTCCCAGCAATTCACCCAATTTTCATCCCAAGGTTACCCTTGAGCGGAACCGCCATGATTCATCATAATAGATGATTTCCTTTTCTAGGTTGACTTCAAAGATTGCGTTGGCAATCTAACCCAAAAGTCCGAAAACTTCGGGGTCACTGTAGTTATACCCACACTTTGCTAATGGAAGCCCAACCATAAAAAAGGAGCCCCTTTCGGAGCCCCATAGTAAAAATTCAACCAGCAATCAGTTGAAGGTTGCAATAACCAAGGTACGACGACCGATCGTAACAATCTCACGAATGAGTGGGGTGGTACCATCTAGGGTAACGTTCACACCGCTGTTGGCGGTTGGGAGTGCTTTACCGTCGGTACCAACAGAAAGGCGGCTACCAATGGTAAAAGCAGCGACAGCCGAAGCGCTTACTTCGACGATCAAAGAGCCGCTACTAGCGACACTAACTTGACGGGCAGTTTGAGGTTGGGATAGTGCAGTCGGGATATAAGACTGGCTAACACCTACGATAGCCCCGGTAAAGGATGTTAAATTACCAGGGGAGCAGACTAGATTAGCTCCGGCATAGGTTGCTTGAGCGACAACCGAAAATTCGGGGATTTCGACTACGCCAATACTACCAGCTTGGTTGTCGGTAGCGGCTTGCCAGGTGGAAGCATATCTGATGTACTGTTTTGCGTAAACGGGTGCAATGTTTAGACTCATGATCTTTTTCTTAATATGTGTTGACTTTTGGTTTACTCTAGGACTTGTTTTTCACCTAGCTGATGTGATAATTGGTTTTACCCCCACTTACGTGGGGTAGCTAATGGGCTACCGGTAATCAACGATACAGCGGCATCTGTCATAGCATCTGCATCTCTGCCCAGGAAGTGGTAGGGAGCCAATGGGTTGCCAACCCAGCTTCTCATATTCTTTGCATTCTTTGCAAGTTTTCTTATCTTTTTTGGCAACTCGCATCATTTCCTTGTGGCCCTGTTCTTCCTTTACTAGGTAATCACCCAGTTGGAAAAATGCGTAAGCTGGGGTAACAAGGTAGCGAGAAACCCTAGAAAAAACCCCTTGCCAGGTTTGCCCCACACCGGAATCAATCGAATTCTGTATGGCATCCTGAACTTCAGGATCTTCCGAATCGTAATCAGGATCATCAAGGATGTCCCAATCATAGTCACCAGATGGGCCTTTGGAGGCAAAATCCATTTCGTTACCAACGATGGAGATTACATTATTATCAAATCGAGCCTTTGTCACATCGAGGAATTTAAGTAATGGTGGCACCAATTGTCCAACAACTGTTGGCCATGCTTTTTCCAATTTTGCTTTAGGCTTCGATGATGCTGACCCAAGGTATATCCCTGCCAGGGAAGCCTCTAAGGTTTTGTCAACCATAGCACGAGAAAACTCGTCCCACTTTATGTCTTTGTCCTTAAGAGACTTAACTAAAAGCTTAGAATCCCTGAGCATCATACTCTCTAGGTTTTCGATGGTTTTAGCTTTTTTGGCCAGGGATTCGGCATTAGAGAAAAAATCTCCCCTCCTTTTAGTGACAGAGCCAATCAGGGAGAGGAGATCCATTTAGCTCAGTTAGAAGTCCAAAGGCAAGTTTTGATGGCTTCCAAGTAGTCGGAGGCTTCACCGCGTTTTACCATTTCAAGGGCTCTTTCATGGGGATCCATGTTTTCTAAGGTTGCTTCAAATGCTTTGTCTTCCGGTCCAACAATTTCCCCAAAATGCACCATGCTTGGCAGGCGATTTAAGATCGCAAAGAGTTTGGATGTTGGTGTTTCACCTTCAGAGAATTCCAAGGTCCCAAATTCTAAACCTTCGCAGAAACTTTGCAGTTCATCTTGCTGAATGATAGCATTGGTCAGTTTGCCGTCGCTATAAAGATTCTCAACGTAGTGGGAAATCCTTTGTTTATGGGCATGAACTTTCTGCTCTTCGAATTCCCTTTTGAGCCTATCGTTTTCTTGCTTAAGGGCCTCAATCTCCTTGTAGATTTGGGCGGGGAACCCAGTCGGGCGGGCTTGACCTGCAGAACCCATTCCGCTATACTTAACTTCTTCTTCCCCGTCAGAACAAGCTCCCATGGAACCCTTGGGCTCCCTATAAGTCGAACCCTTGCCTGTTACGGTCATCGGGTCTCCCTCTTCGGCTGCCTTTTTACGGCGGGATATTTCACCTTCAGCATGATTGACGGATGCCTTCTCACCGGACTTCTGACGGACAACCCGGACCTTATCACTTTGGGTAGCATCCTTTACGTCAACTGCCATATCGAGATCATCAGGATCTTCCTCAGAGCGAGTTGGGAAATCAGTCGGACCACCCTCGCGGCCACGGGGGGCTTTACCACTGGAAGTCTTGGCGGATTTCGGTTCTCGGACGACTCCCTCTTCATCAGGCTCACCACCTTCGGCATGGTCGGCAATTGGGCCACCTTTGAGTGGGGCTCTTTTGTCGCTGGATGACTGATGAATGACGCGGGAAGTTTTGTTACCTTTAACTGATTTGACATCTACTGCCATATCGAGATTGTCGGGGTCTTCCTCAGAAAGGTTAGAAACTGGGGTGGGCCCTTCGCTGCGGCCATGAGGATCCTTCCCATCGGAAGTTCCAGGGCGTTGCTTCTCTGGGTACTTGGTGCTGGCATCGTCATACTGATCGTTGTTTCTATCTTTGGCCATAGTGTCTTGACCGGCCCAACGACCTTCCTGACTATTGTCACCATCTTCCTCTCTGGCAGTTTTTAGGCGGTCCTCGTCTTGTTCGCTATTTTTTGCAGTCTTGAGACGGTCCTCGTCTTGTTCACCATCGCTGGTTACACCATCGCGGTCTTCCTCTGGGGCTTTACCAGCCTTTTGACGGGCACCGTAACTATCATCTCTAGATCGGGCAGTAACTGAGCGGCCAGTAACTTTATCTCCGGTTTCACCTTTGTGAGTACCAAAGGATACTTTCCCATTAGATGCGGTTTTGTGACTAACTTCGTCGTACTCTAGTTCATTGTACTCTGAATCCTCGTCATCCATTTCCTCTTCGTCCATGTCCGCTTCGTCAACAGGTTGACTGGGGGCTTTCTTTTTCTTGGACTTGGAAACTTCCTTATGCTGAGAATCGATACCTTCCTCAAATACTTGCTCAACAACCTGAACCTCCTGGCCACCAGCCCCTTTAGAGACACGGCGCTTAATGCCTTCCTCGAATTCGGTGTCTTGGCGCTCTGGTTCATCCTCGGGGGAGTCCATCATTTCGGACTTTTCGCCACCTTCGGTAACTTCCTTGAATTCCCCGTCTTCTTCGGTATCATCAAGTTTGGCTTCGGGGGAAACTTTTGATTTGGACATTTTTGGCTTGTTTTCTGGTGCTTTGGTTTCTAGATTGGCTACTTCTTGAGTAGACTCAGTGATTTCAGCGCCTTCGCGCCCCAAGTTCTTTTTCATTTCAGAGAATTGCTGATTAGGGTTATCGGGGTTGGCGTTTTGATCCGCCGAATTTGTGGTTTCAGGTTGTTGGCCTTGGCCGACATCCGGTTCTGTTTGTTGGTCCTGGTTTTGTTCTAGTTGCTGTAGGGACTGATTGACTTCACTTTTGACTTCATCTAGTCTTTCTTTTAGCATTTCTAGGGGACTTTTTTCTATAAGCAGCGTCGGTCCTAAGTCCTTATCAAAAATTTGGTCAGGGGACAGGGCCACCGCAAAGTCGAAAACTCCCTCTTCTTCGCTGAAAGAGAATGGCTCCAAGCCTTTCACAGCTGGGGGTGCAGCTCCGAGCAATGCCAAATGCCTTGCACTCCACTTGCCTTTGTGTGGGTTAATGGGGGAATCGGGGGAATAGAAGGAAATGGAAACTTTCCTATAATGACCACCTCTAACTAAGTCCTTAGCTACATCCGTAAATTCTACATCTGCATATAAGTCATCACCCTTTTGAGAGAATCCTTTAATCCACCCGTAAGCAGGTACGCTGTCGTTATCTCCAGAGTGGCCAATTACAAGGGGGGCTGAATGGACTTTGGGGTCATATGAGTTTGCAACTTCCTTAAGGTCGTCAGCAGAGAAGTTTCTCTGCACACCCTGTGCGCTAGTTTGGGGGCCAGCTTTAAATACGTGGACTTTTTTTGAGAACACTTTTTTATCGGATTTACTCATGCTTATTTTTTACCCTTGACCTTGTTTTCCATCTCTGATATTATAGAGTCTAATTCTCCATCGGAAATTCCACTTGTGGATTCGGTCTCATTTGCCTCTTCCTCAGGGAGTTCCCCCGGTTCGGATTCCCCTGGTTCTTCAGCCAATGCAGAGTCTAACTCGGATAGTAAGGAGTCTAACTCTTTGTTGGCTTTGCTATTTTTCTTTTTTGGTTGCTTTTCTACAGGGGGTTGCTTTGTTGGAGTTTCTTCATTCGGAGTCATCTCATCCGGGGTTTCTTCAGTTGGGGTCACCTCAGCCGGGGCCATCTCATCCAGGGTTTCTTCAGTCGGGGTCGTATCATCCGGGGTTTCTTCACCCTGAATTCCCTCATCCGGGGCCCCTTCATCTGGGGCCACCTCATCCGGAGTCATCTCAGTGGTAGATCCAAGGGGCCCTTCAGCATCCCCACCCGAACCATCTTCTGGACCGAAAATCGACTCATATAGGTTCTTATCCTTTTCAGGGTCAAACGTAGTTTCACCTTCGCTACCCTGTTGGCCTTCAGCAGATTTGGCCTCATCTTCTAAATCAACTCTAAAGTGCCTCTCAATCCATTCTCTACGGGGTTTGAAACCATTTTGAATCAATAGGGAAACATCAGCGGGTGTCAGTTGGGACTCCTCAATTCTGAACTCCCTAGTTAAGGTCGGAGATGCAACATCAGCACCGAAATTTAAATCTACAATCCACCTTACCAAAGTTTGAGTTAGTTGATGACAGATCATTTCTGATATCTCAGATGCCCTCACCACTCGAACTACGTTAGCAACCATCGACGAAGCCCTGGAACCAGACTCAGCCTGCCCAGCTTCATTTTCACCGCAAATCAGAAGGCTAATGACTTTATCTAGGTAGTCAATCAAGCCTTTAAACACATCGGGGCTACCTTCAGGGTTAATAAAATCCAATACGAACCCTTCAGGTAAAACCATCGCGGTCTCTTGGGATAAATTTGAGATCATCCCATAAATATTATCGATTTCGGCTGTTGATGCACTTAGGGGGGCAGTTGCTACGGTAGTCGGGGTTGCATATCTGTCACCATAAAGGACATAAGACTCTAATGCCCTCCTCCTAAACTTCACCAGGGGGTATAAAATACGACCAATCGAAGAACCATAGGGATCCCCATTATGCTGAGTCCAGTACCTATTGATGATGAATTTACGCGCAGGTAGCTCGATACCTTCAAACATCCTGTTGAATGTCAAGCAACGCATTGTAAAACCTGTTTGAGAATCCTCAGCTTCTTGGAAGACAAATCGGCGCTGGTCTCTAACTCGAACATCAAATGGGATGACACCCCGCTTGGTTTTCTTCCACATTACTTCCGCAACACTGAAACCAACAATTAAGGCTTCGGCTAAGCCTTTGAAAATATCGTCTATTGGCAACTCCTCTAAAACTTCTGCTACAAAGTCCCTGACGGCTAAATCCCCAGGTTTATCGCTGTATTCCTGAACATACCATGGCCTAGACGTAACTTCCTGGAGCAACTTAGAGTAAGAACCCTGGACTTGTTCATCCAATAGCAACCTTTGGTAAGTTGATAATGCGCGATTACCTCCCTTTTGGATTAGTAGGTCGTCATTAGGGCGAACAATGCTGGAACCAGTCCCCGTAAAAGGAGAGCTAGAACCAAACATGTAAATGGAACTAAGCGCATACGGGTTACTGATGTACGAGCTTATTTCACCGGTTGGGACAGGCGATGTCTTAAATCTTTTGGCCATTGCCTTCCCCCTTGTTGATATGATGTTTGACCAAGCTACTAAATGTTACGCTGTAGAGGTTTTACCCCGTGGAAACTCAGTTTCCAAGGGAGAATTGAACAGGGGGTTGAGGTATGTTATTGACGGCGTAAGTAATGGCCACTAAATAAACACCGTCGTCCCCCCTGGTTACCCAATCCCCATTAACAGAGAGGGAAGTTAAACCTGAAACCTGTGATGATATTGAAGTTTGAAACTCTGAATTAATTTGCCCAGGGTCCATTACATCTAGAGTATGGTCACCAACCCCATAATCAGCTCTCATCACCCTTTCGAAAAATCTCGTCTCTACCACACTTCTGATCTCTTGAGATTTCAATTCAAAATCAGTACTTGTAGCTAAATTACCATTCTTAATTCTTAAAGGATAAGCTATGCCCCTTACAGTGGGGTATGTCGGTTGCGGCACACTCATCTATAACACCTTAGAATTTGAAGCTCTAATTGTCTTACCCTCCTTTTTACCTCCTCTGTAGATAAGTCACTTCCCATGACTTTCTTCATTTCTAACCTAATTTGACCATTCGGCAAAGACCCGTACAGTGATGGATCTGTCAGTTGTTCTGAAACTCTTTGATTGTCGCTATCTAGCATATAGAGGCAGAATGCTTCTAATGAAACACCCTGCCCCTTAGCTTCTTGCTCTAGCTTAGAAAAAAGAGAGTCAGGAATCTGTAGCTTTAATTCCTTGTTCATTGACCCTCTTGTAGGTTAACCTAAGCCTCTTGATTGAAGTTCATTGCTCATTTGACCAATGGAAACTCTAATCAATCCAACATCGATTCTTTCCATTGTTGGGACAGGGACATCATAGACTTGGACATTGACGATTCCGTTTTCCAGATCTTCGACCCTGTTGATCCTTTCGTCGCAGATGACTTGGAAAGCATCCGAAGGCTTAGCACCATAAAGAGCACCTTCGTTGTAAAGTTGACCCATGACGCTGTTGCCAATGGTGACAATCTGGTTGAAGATAACTCCAAAGCCATCAATTACTGAGAAGATTTGATTATCAAATACCCTGCGGAGCGAACCATAAACAACGTTTTGGATGACGCGGGTGTTGACAAATTGGAACTTACGTTGTTCGGGGATGGCAGGATTGACCCTGGTTCTTCCTCCCCAGATGAAAATCGCAGAAGAAGCATAGCCAGGCAGGGTCCTAGCAACGTTGCAGCCCCTGGGGTTCAACAGGTTCTGTTGAGCAGAGTTGACAGAAAGTTGAACACTAACGGCATCGACAAGTTGATACTTAGTGCCAGCTGGGGGGAATTGGAACCCTTCTGAGCGATAACGTCTTAGTGCAACTCCGGCCACATACGGGGAGAGAGGAATGTACTGACCCGCTGAATTAAGGATGTGTGGGCCATAGTAGGCAATAAATCCAAAAGCGTTAAAGTAGCGTTGGCTATCCTCTAGCAAGCGTGCTACATTATCGACACCGGCCTCTATGAATACCGCCTCTGGTTCACCTGAATTTCCCACCCCACGTAAAGCATCATCGATAATCTCAGTGGATGTAATGGCATCAAAGTTCCACAAATTGGTTAATGGTGTTTGCTCTTCGGTTAATACAAGTTCGACTTGTGAGCCATGGCACACATGGCCAACCGAAGTAAGATCACCACCAAGGCTATTAGCAGGGACCACAACCCAGTCGTAACTGCCCCCGTTAAGCACCACAGCAATCCGGTCACCCACCTTAACTGCAGTCATACCGTCTGGTGCCACAGAGTTTGTTGGTGCCGAGGTCACTTGGAAGTAGACACCACCCAAATGGCTGATAGAAGACTGAATGTTAATGCCTGTGCTGGAAACGGCTAGTCCGCAAGCTACTGCATAAGGGGAAGCTACATCAAGAAGTCCTGTGCCAGCAGTGGTATTAGCCTCGTAGTCGCCACCGTAGATGGCGTCAATGGCTGGAACTATGAAGGCCTGGGAGGTAAAGTTTTGGTCTGTAGTCGGGGTGCAAATATAGTTTTGAGTTGAACTCTGCGTTGCACCCGGATTAACTAAAGCCAAGGTGGGCAGCCATCCAGCAGATGTGGTTTCACCATAGGGGAAAATCAACTCCTCACCAAGGATCTTGGAACTCCTATTAAGATACATGGACACAGTCGGGTTGCCAGCTCCGGGGGCTGGTGCCACCGATGCGTCAGCAGCCTGGCTTGCGATAATACCGCTGTTTAAACCATATTTCCGAGCCCTAATTAGGGGGATAGTGGTTAGTTCGGCCAAATTAACAGAAGTCAAGTTACCACCCAGTACTCCGGAGTACAAAATGGTGGGCTTTGTGGAAATAGAGCCAGATGGGAAAGTAATGTATGAGCCAGACAAATACCCCGTATAGCTAGACGCTAGCAGGATGGTATCATTATCAATGACCTTGGCAAAGTAAGGATTAATGGAGTTAGCAGTAGTTGCCTTTAGCAAAGTCGTGGTGCCAGCCAAAACAGCTTGCGTGAAGAAGACTCTTTGACCATTGACTAGACCATGCTTATTGATGTCTAGTGACGCATGAGCAGTAGTACTACCGGCCATGGTATAAGAATTGATACCCTCAGAAGGGTCAAATAAAGTCCTTGAGATGAAATTCAGCCTATAATCTCTGGTTGAATCCTGAAGGGTTGCAGGAAGGTGCAATGTATTAACTCCCTTTGTTTCCCCTGTGATATTTTGAACCAGGTTAGAGGTTTGCCCCTGAATTTCAACAGGCCAATTCCAGTCAGGTGTGCCGTAAGTGACGACCGCTGTAGATCCGGTTGGGGTGTTAACTACATAAGCTCCATTTGCTGCAGCTACACCGTTAGCTACAAGGTCAGTGCCCCCAGCAGCCATAACCGCTGTCAACACTGCAGTAGCTTCAGATGCTGTTTCTGTGATGTAGACATATTGAGTGCTGCTATTAGAAGGATAAGCACAGAACAGATTCTCATCATATGGGGGTGCTACAATGTAGACAGTAGCTGAAGTTTCATCCATGCCGAATAATCCACCGAAGTCTGCACCAGCGTTGCTGATGGTTACCTCTTGAATTTCTTTCCCAACTGGCCAAACAGCACCATCAACGACGAAAATGCCATTCTGGGACAAACCAGAAACAGACTCCAATGCAAAGACAGCTGGGTCTAAAATGCCGACCTTCTCGCCAGCGGCTACAGTTGCTGTAGATTGTAGTACTGCGACCTTTGGGCTATGGCCAGGGATCATAGATTGGTATGGCAAACGTCTGTAAGTAACGTCATTGCCGGTCCATTCGTAGATGGTATTATCAACCAAATACTTCAAGCCCATTACCAAATCTTCGGCAGGCTGATGTGGGGTATAGTTTTTATACTTATTGATATCTGTAACTAAGAACGAGCCACCGTCTGCCAAAGCCAGCCACTTAAAGTTACCATCTTCGCAATGGGCAGCAGCAGCAGCTCCCACGGCAGTTCTACCTGCAGCATCAAACTGTGCATATGCAGTGGGCGATAGCAGATATCCCTGGTCTTGTTGTCCGTCAAATGCAGTTCTGATGCACTGAACATAGTCTTGAGGGACCCTTTCCAGGCTAGTCTGGGCACAATCAATAGTTCCGACCACATAGCAATCGGTCATTAAGATTTTAGCAGCGCCTACAATGAATTGTTCAGGTACTACTTGGATAGTCCCGTCAAAAGTTGTAGCTGCCAGGACTGCAAATCCGCTTTCTGAATTTATCTCAGGGCAAAGGGTATTTACTAGGCCCGACTCCCTGACATACACAGAGCTACTAATGCTAGGATTAGACTCAATTGCAGCGGCAAATGCGTTGACGATTGCAGATGAAATCTTACGGTTATTTACTTCGTCCCCAACAATGTAATCAACGGGTATAGTAACAGGGACACCAAGCCACTCGCCATCGGCAGTATAACCAGTGGAGCCATCTCCAGCCACTAACTTTTGGCCATTAAGGATCATTTGGATGTACACCTGGTCACCAGCTTCGAGCTGGGAGGGTAATCCAGTGGAATTGATCTTGGTCCCAGAAGGTAGAAACTCGATTTCAGCAATCTGAGTTGGTGTTCCTACTCTGACGACACGAACGTCCCCAACTTGTTGGGCATTTAGGAAAAGTTCATTTACACAATTATAGCTAAGAAGGGGGATTTTCTCGGTGGGTACTCCGCCTACTAGTGCCTTGTAGTCAGTTAAAGAGGTGATGGCTACAGGGTTATTAAAGGGGAAGCGACTTACTGGGACAGAGTCCTCAGCCTCCACCAACATGTAGGCAGTGTTAAATGTTGCGATTGGAGCGGCTGTAATATTGCCAGCGACTTCGTTTATGAATGTACCAGGGGCCCCAGGGGTGGTGCCAAAAGAGAAAGTTGCCATTTTATATTTAGTATTCCCCCTTTACCTAATCCTCGTACCGGCGGGGATAACTCCGGTGGTGGTGCCCGTAGGCCAAGGATTGTTTATGGACAATTAATATTTACCCACCACTAAATTGACATCCTTTCCGGCCTGAATAGTGATGTCCCCCAGCCAAAGATTAGTGGTTTTTATTCTATTGGTTGCCAGTATCGGAATGAACACTAGCGGCTGACCAACCGTTGTTTCTTTCTACATCACTTAAAGACAATCTAGTGTATCTCGATAAGGACTCAGCGTAAGACTCTTGAGAAGTGAAGGGGAAGAAGTCTCCAACAGAGTTTGTAACGGGGGACAGTACGGGGGATTGTTGCGTCAATCCTACAGACATAGCTGGCCCCGAAACACTACCCGGGTTAAGAATTGTCCCTAAAGGGGGATTTTTTACTACGGACCATGTGGGGTTATTCTCCAGAACTTCCCTATATGAGAGGGAGTTTGAGTATAGAGCAAAACCCAGTCTTCTCCAGGTTGAACCAGATTGAAAAACTAGGTTTGCCATCTATCAGGTTCCTCTTTTTGCTTTTGCCATCAGGCGAGCACCAACTTCAGTACCACGAGTTAGGGGGAAGCCATTATCCCTTGAAACTTCCTTAACTTCGTTATTAAGTTGACTCGAAGGTACAAATGGGTCTACTTCCGGGGAGTTTAACCTATTGGAAAGTTTCTCTTGAATAGACGCCTCGATGGACTCCTTAGTGGGTTTATCCTTAATGGCAGTGCTCTCGGCTGTTTTAAGGTCGATTACAGCGGGTTCGTGTGATTCGTATGATTCGGACCCTAAACCATGGGTTTCTGTGGACTCTGGTGTCATGGCTACGGGGGGCTCAGGGGTTTCTGAATTGGGTGTAATTTCAGCAGCTGGATTTTCTTCCCAGGCTTCATTTACATTGGGGGTAGTTGGGTCATCGCCAACAAATTTACCGAGGTGGTCTTTAGCGCGTTGTCTTGTCATGGTTATTTAAGAATGTGTTTCCAGGCAATGTCAGATAGTTTGTCAAGGGAGCTATCTGGTACTCCCATCCATGGGCGGGCGGGCATTTTTTCAGTCCCAAATTGGTTGAACACCCCCCACGGAGTCGTATCGACTAAGAATCTATTACCCCAAGGTTTAATAGTAGCCGAGTCTTGCATTTCGCCAGTCTGCCTCAAGATTGGGCCAGCTCCAAACCCACTGGAAATTCTTTTCTTTATAGTGTTGGGGCTTAATTTAATCCATGGTCTCCCTTCGGGGTCTACTTGAGACGGCCAGTTAACCTTATTATCATCTAGAAGGGCAGGGGCCCATTCCACTTTGGCCGGACCCCACCACCCTAATTTAAAGGGTTGCATAGAACCCGGCTCCTTTAGGGTGACTTTAATTTTCATTTCTTTTTCATTAGGCTCTCTTGTTCTTCGGCATATTTTTTATTGACTTCAATCATGGCTCTAATTTTGCTCATAGGTTGAGTTTCCAACCAATCGATGGATGAATCCCACCGTTGTTTGCATAAGTGAAACGCTACTTCAAGCCAATTTTCCACTGACAGGATATTTTCTTGGAAGATAGTTGTCACTGCCCAGTCAATTAATACTTTGAAAATTTTAGACGGGGTTTCATCGATGGCGTCGGTATTTAAGATCACCCTTAGAAGTAGCGGTAGGAAGCTCTTCTCACCATTCCTGAGGATTTGTGCCCTATAGAAGTCTTTGGGGGTTATCTCCCTAAGGTGAAATGGCCCCCACCCGTCTATAGTTACAAGATACGAAAAGTCGTCTTGATCCTCAATTAAGATTTTGGGTCAACTACAACTTCCCCCATTGCCTTGCCGACTAACTCACTGATTTTTTTGATGTCTGAAAGACGGAGATCAGCAATTTCGTCAAAGGAAATTTTATCCTCACCGATTGTTAATCGTTCGGCCAATAGAAAGCTTTGCTTGGCTTGTTTGAATTCACCAAGTTCTTCTTCTAGGTAAATTAAATCCCTGCCGGTCATTTCCCTAATTGTGAGGGTTCGGCCGTCAGACAAAGTTTCACTATAAGTCTCAAGCCCAGTGACTGGTGTAGTCTTTACTGTGGTGGTTTCGTTGGATACGGTTCGCATTTGGTTTTTATTGAGGGATACTCAGTGAGTTTTACCCTACTTGCCACCAGATGCCTTTCCAATTCTGCATCACCTTTCCCAGCAGGAAGTTTGAGATATAGGTGGTTAGCTGTCTGCCAGCTTTTTTCAGCCCCATCTAAATCCCCCATATCGACCCTATCGCCAACATCATCGATCCAACTACGGATAACTTCTTTGCGAAACTGTGGGTCTAAGGGTAGCGGAAATGGCATGTTGCTGTTTGGGTTGAGATTAAGTAATAGAAACTCCCATGGGCTTAGTACCCAGTAATCAGAGGGCTTTAAGCATTTGGACAACTTGATCTTCGGAATAGTAAAGAGCATTATATGCGCAATCGACTGAAGAAGGGATAAATTTATCCTTTTTATCGAAAGGTTGCGGCATATAGAAGGTACCTAGGGAGCCGGGATGCGCAATAACGATGGCAGAAACAGCGCGATTCTTTTTCAGTTTTGGTTGTGTTGACATGGTGTTTTTGTGATTAGTTTTGGTTAAAGGTAAGTTAAAAGCTAAATGAGTCCTTTCTGAATTGAATCATACCGGAAAGTTAGCTTACTGACAGCACCCAATTCAAATAGTTGAGTCATTGAGTATTCAACCCCGGGTGGTTCATCACCCCCGGACTGATTGGATGGGGTTACCGTATTCTCTTTCGGGGACTTCCGGAGCCTATCATCAATGGCAACCGAGGAGAAAAACGCACGGCTCAATGGTAATTCAGGTATTTCCATCGCGTAGTGGAATAGTCCCCAAGTGAAAAGGTGGGCAATCTGGAATAACACGGCAAACTGCTCTGCGTATTTTTCCGGTGTCATAAAATGCAGTTCATCATGGATGCTAATTATGAATCGGTAGGGGATCTTAAACTCTTCGGCCAGCCATGCCACGGCAGTTAGGGTGATAGACAGGATTTCAGACCCTGAAGCTTGAATTGCCCAGTTGGTCCTCCCCGTCTTAAAATCATTGCCGACTGCAGATGGCATCATGGCCGTTGAGATTTTTGTCCCCAAACACGGCAACCGGGGGGTCCCTGGCCCCATGGAAATTCTTTCCATCATATTGAAAGCACCTGAGTCTGATCCACCTTCGTATTTGCCGAACCTTAAGACCCCCTTCTTAGATGCAATAGCTTTAAGGGCAAAAGTCTTGACTGCATCCTCATCCTTATCAGGGAAAGTCATCCTGATAGGGTTACTAAGGGCTCTGACGCTCCCGCCATACAAGGTAGCAAATCCAACAATCTTGGCCAGGTCTCTAGCTATTTTAAGCATAGTGTCCTTTTCCTTATCAATTGGAGACACCCAGTAGCCATCACGGGGATGGCAATTATCGCTATCTTCAGGTTTTTGCTCATATTTATAGCAGATCCCCAGGGATTTATCCCAAATTAGACCCTCATACAGCTCGGGAAAGATGGCTCGGGCCAATGCAGTGTGAGGATCAGTGCCATTCTCTTTAGAACCCGAAAGCACATTGTACCCCATGGGCGAACACCCAATGAAACCACCCTCCCATTTATCACTATAGATAGACGCAATCTGCATCTCTTGGCCGTCATAGTCCGCACTAATGATTTTCCACCCCTCAGGGGCCTGTACACGGGTCTTAAGCTCGGTTCCGATGCGCCAGCTCTTGGTAGAGCACATGGTGGCCATAAGGCTCTCTACGACCCTACGGGTGACGGTTCCGTGGCAGACGATCTCTGGGAGGGTAACGAGGTTAGGTTTTCCCGAGGGGTTGGTGGCCCCCATGACAATGCGGCTTTTAACCCGGCTACGAACTGATGTCCAAAAACTAATGGCATTGGCAATTTCCAGTGCCCTTTTTGCCTCCGGTAAGTCACTACTTAGTCTTCCAACTTCCATGTGAGTAACGAACTCTTTTGAGAATAGGCCGCCTACGTTTTCTCCAGGTTTCTTAGGGTGTGGGATTCTATCCAAGGTGCCGTCCCCCGTAGTAAAACACCAACCTTGTCCATCTTCCCATACGATGGGGGTGCCCTCCCATTTTAGTTTCAGTAGGAAATGCGATAGTTTGCTTTTAACACCAATCTCCTTATCAGGGTCCTTCTTATAGGGTCTCATCCAAGTGGGGATCCATGCGTAGACACCCTTGATAGACTTCACTTCCCAATCTAATTGGCGAATCCATGGGTCTTTTGATACCCATTTGCTTGCCTCTTTGACCCCGATTTCCTTTGTTTCGTGGCTATCTACTATTTCCCTCCATGAATTGAAAGTATCCCATAGCAAAGTCTTACAAAGACCGGTCATTTCCTGGTTATGGCTGTTATAGACTTCCTCAGCCCCTTGCACCCATTCAAACCAGTTGTCCACTAACGGCACCACAGACCCATTCAGATGGTAATGCCCGCAAAGCCCCACCATTGATGGTGTACTATCGAGATATTTTGGCCATAGCTCCTGGAATAGCTCCGAAGTATAATAAGCGTCCTTAATGGCATAATCTACTGTTTCGGCTAGTACCTTATTGATTTCGGAAAGCGTATTAGCGGTGACAAAAATG